CAGTGTTTATACCTTGGTACATTGATCCAGAGTATCGTGAGCCAGTGCCGGAGAACTTCGAGAGAACTCCAGAGGAACAAGAGCTGTGTGAGAAGTATGGACTTGACGATGAGCAGCTCATGTTCAGACGCCGCAAGGTCGCACAGAACGGCATCGACCTCTTCCGTCAAGAATATCCAGCCGAGCCAGAAGAAGCCTTCCTGACAACTGGGCGCCCTGTGTTTAACCCAGAGGGTCTACAGGAAAGCCTAACGACCTGCGAAGAGCCTAAGCAAAGGCTTGCATTGGAAGGTGACGACTGGCTTGAGAATGTCAGAGGAGAACTGACGCTCTATCGCACACTTGACCCCGGTGAACAGTACACAATCGGTGCTGATGTCGCCATGGGTGTCAGAGGCGGTGACTTCTCAGTCGCTCAAGTATTAGACAGCAAGAAACGACAGGTTGCGACCTATCGTGCCCAAGTTCATCCAGATTACTTCGCTGAGGTGCTCTACAAGCTAGGTGAGTTCTTTAACTTTGCCTACATCATCGTAGAGAACAACAGCCACGGTATCTTAACGTGTACCCGTCTTGGGAAAGACATGGCCTACCCCCACTTCTACACAGAGGTGCAGGTAGACAAGTTGACAGACAAAGAGACCATTAAGTTGGGCTTCACTACCACTGCCAAGACAAAACCCCTGATTATCGATGAACTCAGGGCCTCAGTTCGTGAGGGTAAGATCGAACTAAACGATAAGGTCACTATCCGAGAGATGCTTACTTACATCGTCACCCAAAGCGGTGGCATGGAAGCTGAAGCCGGGTGTTTCGATGACTGCGTAATGTCTTTGGCCCTAGCAAACCACATACATGAGGGTGCTTGGGAGCCAATAGAGGCAGTCGATGATTATTACATTGAGATGGTTTAGACATGAAATCACAAGAAGAATACAAAGCCCTTGATGACGAAAAGATCGTCTCAATCGTAGACACTAACCTCCGCCGATCCATTGGCTACTACGACAGTGAGCTATCAAAAGAGCGCCGCAAGGTAATGGATTACTACAGCGCCGCACTTCCACGCCCAGCGCACGATGGTAACAGCAAGTATGTAAGTCAAGATGTGTATGATGCCGTAGAGAGCATGAAGGCTGCACTTCTGGAGACCTTCAGCACAGGCAACAAGACCCTACGCTTTACTCCGCAGGGTGCTGAAGATGTACCAATGGCTGAAGTATGCACTGAGTACACAGACTATGTGCTTCACCGCCAGAACAACCTCTTTGAGGTAATGCAGACAGTCATACATGATGGCCTCATTGCCCGTGCAGGCATCTGTAAGGTCTACTGGGCCAAGCAGTCTGAGAGCCACATCGAAGCCGTTGAAGACCTGACTGAAGATGAGCTTGATGCTCTTCTGTCTCAAGACAACGTAGAGATCGAAGAGATCGTTGAGGATGAGTATGGTATCTCCAGCGGTGAGCTGCGTGTTTACCGTGATACATCCCAAGTAAAAGTAGAGGCTATTGCTCCCGAAGAGTTCCTCATTGAACCCCAAGCAAAGTCTCTCGATACTGTCAGCTTCTGTGCCCACCGCACCAAGAAGTCTATCTCTGACCTCATTGAGATGGGCTACGATGAAGACTTGGTGGCAGACATTGCTGACAATGAAGACACTGACTTCGACAACGATCCAGAGATACTATCGCGCTTTGACGACATTGGTGCTGACCGTGGCTTTAACGCCAAGGGCTACCAGCGCCAGACACGTCAGGTAACTGTAGTTGAGGCTTACATTGAGCTTGATGTAGAGGGCACAGGAACAGCCGATCTGTACCGTGTAGTCAAAGCATCAAACGTACTCCTAGAGAAGGAGATGGTCACTCGCCGGCCATTCGTGGCTTTTGTACCGCTGCCGATCCCACATGCTTTCCATGGTAACAACTTTGCTGACAAGCTCGTGGGTATCCAGAACGCTCGTACAGTTCTGACACGCTCCATCCTCGACCACGCAATGGTCACAAACAACCCACGCTACACTGTAGTCAAAGGTGGCCTTACGAACCCTCGTGAGCTTATCGACAACCGTGTTGGTGGTATCGTCAACGTCACACGCCCTGATGCTATCTCTCCAATGCAACAGGCCTCTCTGAACCCGTTTGTCTTCCAGACCATTCAGATGCTGGACGAAGACAAAGAGGATACTTCTGGTGTGTCTCGCCTATCGCAGGGCCTCAACAAGGACGCTATCAGCAAGCAGAACTCTGCTGCTATGGTTGAACAGCTGGCCACTATGTCTCAGCAGCGCCAGAAGATCATTGCCCGTAACTTTGCCAACAACTTCTTGAAGCCGCTGTTTACTCTGGTCTACCAGTTAGTCGTAGAGAACGAGAGCGAAGAGAAGATCGTTGAGTTGGCAGGTCGCTATGTGCAGATCAACCCAGCTCAGTGGACTGACAAGCGTGATGTGCAAGTCGAGTTCCACCTTGGCTATGGCGACCAAGAGACCATGGTGCAGAAGTACCTGGCCTTTCACACCCTCTTCTCACAAGACCCAACACTGGGTCAGATGTATGGCCCCGACAAGAAGTTCAAGATGTTGGCTGCTGTACTTGAGAAGTCTGGTATCAAGAATGTTGCTGACTTCCTTACAGACCCAGCACAGATACCTCCACCGCAGCCTGATCCAGCACAGCAGATGCAAATGCAGATGGCTCAGAAGCAGCTAGAAATTCAGGAACGTCAGACAGCCGTGGCAGAGATGAAGGCACAGTTTGACGCTGAAATTGCGAAGATGAAGCTCCAAATGCAGCAGATGCAGGCGCAAGCAGACTTCGCACTCAAATCGGACAAGATGGACCTCCAAGAGAGCCAGCAAGAGCACAAAGAATACGTCAACCTCCAAGAACTTGAGATTGCGCGTAGTGCTGAAGATGTCCGAGCAATCGCAAGCCCTAACGGGTAATTCAACAGGATAGCATATGCCTACACAAGAAGAGCAACTTGTGGTGGCTGGAGATGAAGCGGAGGCGCTACTTGGTGCCTCTGCATTCACTTCTGTCATCAATGAACTTGTCGAGCAGACCTTCCAAACCTTTGTCAACACATCGCCAGAGGACCGGGAGAAACGTGAGCAAACCTACAGCCACTATCGCGCATTAGTAGACGTGGTGAACACACTTAAACAGCGAGTGGAAGTGCGTAACAGCATCCACGAAGCAGCAAATGGCGACAACAGCCAAGAGGACCAGTAGCACCATGAATAACGTGCAAGATACTAACTCTGAGCCCCGCGTATTCGATCTAGATGACGCGGCTGATGCAATCTTAGGACGGTGGGATGACGGTGAAGACCTATCAGAACCCGAAGACGAAGATGCGACATCCGAAGACATCGATGAGACAGATGTTGACGAGGATGATACTGAAGAAACCGAAGTCGAAGATGAAGACGATGAGGAACTAGAAGACCCTGACGCTGATGAAGCTGAAGATGAGGAAGACGATGAGGAAGAGGAAGACGATGAGCCACAGCTCGTGTCTGACGAAAGCCTTGTGGAAATCTCCGTCAACGGTGAGCAGCAGCAGGTATCTGTAAAAGAACTCAAGCGTCTATTCGGACAAGAGGCATCTTTAACCAAAAAGTCTCAAGATTTAGCAACTCAGCGGAAAGCAGCAGAACAACAGTTTGCTCAAGCGCAGTTGTCATACCAAAAACTCTTAGAACGTGCAGAAGAACGGTACAAACCGTACACCGACATCGACATGCTGGTGGCCTCTAGGCAAATGGACCCAGAGACCTTCGCCCAGTTTCGACAAGATGCACGTCAAGCAGAAGATGACCTAAAGTTCCTCAAAGAGGAAAGCGGTAGTCTTATGTCCGAGATGCAGCAGCAGAACCAAGCCGCAGTACAAGCAGCAGCTCAAGAGTGCATAAAGGTACTCGAAGAGAACCTGCCTGAGTGGGGTGATGAGCTTTATAGTGACATCCGTCAGTATGCTGTGCAATCGGGCTTGCCTCAAGAACAGGTGGATCAATACACCGACCCTAGTGTCATCATGTTGATCAACAAAGCACGTCTTTATGATCAGTCGAAGCAGGCTGCTAAAACCAAGAAAGCAGCAGCTAAAGTGACTAAATCAAAAGGCAGCAAGACAAAGGTCTTGAGTTCTAAGAAGTCCCCACCAACCAAAACTGATGTGAGAACACAGAAGCGCCAAGCTGCGCAACAAAAGCTGCGTTCTAACCCACGTTATGGTGGCGACATAGATGACATTGCCGAAGCCTTAATGGCCCGTTGGGAAGACTAACCACAATCTTGCCTAACAAATTGTAAGGATACAAAAATGGCTACTTATACTACATACGATCAGGTCGGGAAGAAAGAGTCTGTTGCAGATATTATCTCTGACATTACACCTTTCGATACGCCTGCTTTCACCATGTTCAAGAACGAGAAAGTTACAGCTCGTACATTCTCATGGCTCGAAGACAGTCTTGCCTCAGCGGGTTCAAACGCTGCGGTAGAGGGCGCAGACGCAACTATGGCAACTCTGATTGATGCCGTAGAGCGCACTAACAACACCCAAATCTTGACCAAAGGCTTCCAAGTATCTGCAACAGCAGACGCTATCGGCACCTATGGCCGAGCCAAGGAAACAGCTCACCAGCTTGCAAAAGCGCTCAAGGAAATTAAGCGCGATGCAGAATACGCCATGGTTGGTGTAGACCAAGCTGCTGTTGCTGGTTCTGGTGGTGTTGCACGTCAAATGGCTTCTGTGATCAACCAGATCACTACAGGCATTGACGCTGGTGCAAATGCTACTGATGCTTTGACTGAAGCAAAGCTGCTTGAAGCTGGTGAAACAGCATACAACAATGGCTCAGACGTTGACACTCTGATGATCAAGCCGGGTGACGCACAGATCGTTGCTGGCTTCTCAGCATCTGCTGGTCGTAACCGCGAGATTGCTCAAGGTAAGACATTGGTCAATGCTATTGATCTGTATGTGTCTCCATATGGCGAATACCGTGTTGTTCTCAACCGTCACCTCAAGACAGACACAGCGCTGCTGATTGACCCATCCATGTTCAAGACATGCACATTGCGTCCATTCACACGCACACTCCTTGCCAAAAATGGCGACTCAGACCGCCACCACATCGTAGGCGAGATGTCCGTCAAGCACATGAACTTTGGCGACTCTGTGAAGATCACAGGCTTGTCATAAGCACACTTTAGACTTCGGTCTTTAGTTAAGGCCCACTCTTAGACACATAGGTTTTGCTCTCCTTACTGTGTGTCTTTGGGTGGGCCTTTTTACATTTGTGGACGTGAAGGAGACCAAAGGGGCTCCCAGTGACCACAAAGTTAATCCAATCGAATACTGACTTCATCCACGAAAGTGATGCCTTAGTCAGGAAGCATACACAGAATATCACACAAGCATTCCTAGACGATCTCAAAGACGCTCGTAACGAAAGTACATCGAAGCCTATGGGAGAGTTCCACAAGGTTGCATCTATCCCAACAGTAGTCGCTGAGAAGTGGCTGCGTGAGGGGTTCAATATGTGGGAAGCCACAGGACAAGAGATTATCAAACGCCTTCAGTCTGAGGACTTAGGCATGTTCATGGCAACCGAGAAAAGGGTCTAACAGATGGCTTATAAAACTACAGGCAAGTTCAAGCCCTGCAAGGGATGCACGACACCAATGACATGCAGCAAGTTTGGCTGTCAGAAGCAAGGGGACTAGAATGAACAAAGGTCAAATCAGGAGCCACTTTAAGGCTCTACTAAACCGCAGCGACTGTAGTGATGCTTTGGCCGATACCTTCATCGATCAGGCCCTCACTCGCATCCAACGTGTACTGCGCATTCCCAGCATGGAGAAGCAGCAGTCCTACTCAATTACTTCTGGTGTACCACTGACACAGGTAGTCATACCCTCCAATTTGCTAGAGATCATTGACCTCCAGTATGATGGTGTTTCCCTTCTGCGAGTGCCTTTGCATGAGATGGCCGCAGCGCAGAAGACAGGAGCTACGGGCAGTCCTGTGTACTTCAGTCGTGAGCGTGAGGTCATCAAGGTCTCACCAAACCCATCCTCTGGCATCATCTACCTCAACTACTACGGAGAGTTCGATGAGTTGACTGATGACACCTCTACAAATGTAATAACTAACATTGCCTCAGACCTGCTGACTTACACAGCTTTAAGCTATGCCTCTGATTACTTCCTTGATGAGCGTGGCCCTCTGTTCGACACCAAGTCAGGACAGTTCCTCGCAGAGCTACAAGACCAAGCGAACTCCGCTGAGACCTCTGGCATGGCCCAAGTCATGCGTCCAACTTCTACCTACACAGATTGAGGTAAACCATGGCATCATCATCATTCTACAGCGGCACTGGCGTTACCGCCGAAAACACAGATGTTACACCAATTGCACCAACCAACATAACAGCAATCGAAGACAGTAAGAATGCAGCACAGGCATCTGCTGAAGCAGCGGCTGCATCTGCCGCACTCGCAGAAGTAAGTAAGAACGCAATCACTGGGCTTACAGTTGCTACTGGTGCTGCTGGTTCTACGGCATCCTTTAACGGCAACCTTTCGTTACTCACAGTCCCAAGAGGCGACACAGGTGCAACTGGTCCACAGGGTGCCACTGGTGCGACAGGCCCTCAAGGTGCCGTAGGGCCACAAGGCGCTATAGGTCCACAAGGTGACATTGGCCCACAAGGTGCTACTGGTCCTCAAGGTGCCGTAGGTCCACAAGGCGCTACTGGCGCTACAGGGGCTACTGGCCCACAAGGTGTTACTGGTGCTGATAGTACCGTTGCTGGACCGCAGGGTGCCACAGGACCACAAGGTGCTACTGGTCCCCAAGGTCCAGCAGGAAGTGATGCGACTGTAACTACAGCCAACGTAACTTCTGCTGGCGCATTGATGGACAGTGAGGTCACGAACCTTGCTCAAGTTAAAGCATTTGACAGCTCAGACTACGCTACAGCGGCCCAAGGCACCAACGCTGACACAGCATACAGCTGGGGCGATCACGCAGCCGCCGGATACACAACAGCAGCCGCAGCCGAGAGCAATGCTTTGGCTCTTGCGATAGCATTAGGATAGATCAATGGCCAACACATTTAAGAACTACACGAGTGCCTCAGTCGGCACATCACCCGTCACAACTTACACAGTCCCGGCAGCTACGACTTCAGTTATGATCGGGTGCAACTTGGCGAATACGTCTGCATCACAGATCAAAGTGGATGTGCAAGCCGCTGGCATTTACCTCGCCAAAGATGTTCCAATTCCCTCTGGCTCTGCGCTGTCTGTTCTCGATGGCAAAGTCATTCTGGAGACCACTGATACCGTTGTGGTTACGTCTGACGCTGCAACGTCCTGCGATGTGATCGTTAGTGTACTGGAGCAAACATAATGGCTGGATACATTGGATCGAAATCCTCGGTCACACAGGTAGACGGATACAATCGTACTGAAGCAGATGCTGAGTTTGTCAATGACCCTAACTCTGTCATTACTGTCAGCGGCTCGAATGTCGGGATTGGCACGAGTTCTCCTAGTGAGAAATTAACAGTAGCTGTGCCAAGTAACTCTGGCGGGGCTTTGTTTTATGGTGGCACTCAGTCAGACAGGGGGCTAAGTCTTTCGGTAAGCAACGCTGGAGGTTTTGATAATAGCTTTTGGTACCTAAATCAGACTGCTAATAATAGTGGGTCCACTCTTGCCTTCGGTACTAGAAATGCAGAAGCCATGCGCATCGACAGCAGCGGTAATCTGTTGGTGGGTAAGACTTCTCCTACAATTTCATCTACTGGTGTAGAATTGCGCCCTAATGGTCAGCTATTTGCAACGCAGAGTGCTAATTATCCGTTATTACTTAACCGCACAACATCTGATGGCAGCATTGCAGAGTTCCGCAAAGACGGCACCACGGTGGGGAGTATTGACGCAAGATCAGGCAGTAATAATATTGCTATAAATAGTGCGTCTAACTCAGGCCGTCTTTCATGTGGTGGTAGTGAAAAATATGGTTGGAATTTAACTAACTTTTGGTCTGTTTCTGATAACACTAATGATTTGGGAATAAACACTAATCGCTGGGATGACATCTACGCCACCAACGGCACAATCCAAACGTCTGACCGCAACGAGAAGCAAGACATCGAAGTTCTCTCTGATGCTGAAACTCGTGTAGCACAGGCTTGCAAAGGTCTACTCCGTAAGTTCCGCTGGCAGGATGCTGTAGCTGAGAAGGGTGACGATGCCCGTATCCACTTCGGTATTATCGCACAGGACTTGCAGGATGCTTTCGCTGCTGAGGGCTTGGATGCTGGTCGTTACGCCATGTTTATCTCTAACACTTGGTGGGAAACACAGACTGATGTTCCTGCTGTTGAGGCTGTTGATGCTGTCTACAAAGATGTTGTCATCCCGGCTGTACTTGACGAAGAGGGTAATGAGCTTGAGGCTGAACGTACAGAGCAGCAGCTTGTCACTGAAGCTGTAGAAGCCAAAGAAGCCTACACCCGCACAGACACATATGAGACACAGGCAGAAGCACCAGAGGGAGCAACAGAGCGCACCCGCCTTGGTGTCCGATACCCTGAGCTTCTCGCATTTATTATAGGAGCTATGTAATATGTCAGGCTACATCGGCACACAGCCAGTACCACAGGCTACCCAGACCCGTGATGCTTTCACTTGCACAGCAGGTCAGACATCCTTTGCTACTTCAGGATATACCCCTGGCTTCCTAGACGTTTACCTGAATGGCGTTAAGCTAACAGCAACAGACTACACAGCAAGCAACGGCAGTGACGTTGTGCTGGCCTCTGGTGCAGCCGCAGGGGATGTCCTTGAGGTTGTTGCTTACACATCGTTTGAAGTTGTCACCGACACAGTAACCAACGCTGGTACTGTACTTAACCTTGACCGCACAGGCTCAGACGGGACAATCCTCGATCTGAAGAAAGACGGCACCACGGTGGGGAGTATTGGGGCTGAAGGTGGAAAACTTTATATTGACTCATCTGGCGGCGTAGAGGGTAAGTTAAAAAACCAAGGCAGTGTTAGCTATCTTTGGCACTCTAATTATCTTACAAGTGTTAACGATAACGCCACTGATCTAGGCATGAGCGATTTACGTTACAAAGACCTCTACCTCTCTGGCGGTGTCTACCTTGGCGGGGTAGGGTCGTCCAATCTGCTGGATGACTATGAGGAGGGGACTTGGACGCCTACAGTTACAGCGGGTAGCATCACTTATGCCAATGCTTGGTATATAAAAATAGGTAATCTTGTTACGCTTGGGGCAAATGTTTGGAATTTTTCTGAAAGGTCTTCTTCTTCTGGCGTTGAAATAAATGTACCTTTTACTTCTGTTACTGGTCCTTCGGCAATAGGTTCCATGATAGGATCATATATTACTTCAACAACGGGTTATTCTTCTTATATTGGGGGAAATCAAAGTAGAGTATCTTTTTATGAAGCACCCAGCAATACTCTTTATGAGATTATGAAGCACAATGATTTAAGTTCAGGTTCGGATATTCATTTTACTATAGCATATTATACATCATAACCACCCCTGTTGGATCACAGGGTAGTCAGTCCAACCATCACAGGAGATAAACGATGGCCTTAACAGAAGAAACAGTACAAGACAAAATCGAGATCGTAGGCGACTACAAGCACATCCAAGTACGCACAGCCACAGTCATTGAACGTGACGGTGTAGAGATCAGCCGATCCTTCTCACGCCATGTCGTTGCACCTGATGCAGATGTGTCAGGTGAGAGTGCTGAAGTACAAGCAATCGCAGCAGCGGTTCACACAGACGAAGTGAAGGCTGCTTACGCTGCTCATATCGCTGCACAGGAGGTATAAGCCATGAGTAAGGCACGAGGATTAGCCGACTTAGGTAACGTCTATGACGATGGTGCCTTGTCAAACCGCAACCTGATTATCAATGGCGCTATGCAGGTGGCGCAGAGGGGTACGAGTTTTACCTCCGTAAGCAGCACAGCGTATCACTTAGACCGGTTTTATTTATTCCTCCAAAACACCTCAAGTGTCTATACTGTTACACAAGATGGTGATGCACCTGCTGGATTTGGTGCTAGTTTAAGGCTTGATGTTACAACAGAGGATGGTTCTACGGCTTCAAACGAAGAGGTAAAGTTTTACCAAAAGATTGAAGGTCAGAACCTACAGAGCATTAAAAAAGGCACATCTGAGGCAGAACAGATTACGTTGTCTTTTTACGTTAAGACAAACAAAACAGGGACTTATGTTGTTGAACTTTATGACCGTGACAGCGGACGTGATGTTTCTGCAAGCTACACTGTTTTAGATACAAACTGGAATCGGTATGAGCTAACTTTTCCTGCCGATACAACTGGTGCTTTTGACAATGATAACGCTTCCTCTTTAGAGATTCAATGGTGGTTGGTAGCAGGCTCTGCTGTTCAGGGAGGCACACTTAATACAAACTGGCGAAGCGCAGCCGATGCATCAAGTGCAACAGGTCAGGTAAACTTTGCCGATAACGCTGTTAACGAATGGCAAATCACAGGCGTCCAACTAGAAGTAGGCGACACAGCCACACCCTTCGAGCATCGGTCGTACTCTGATGAGATTCAGAGGTGCATGAGGTATTATGAGACGGTATATGTTTGGCAGCAAGGTCACGCCAGTGCATCAGGCGAATATGTAGCTGCTTCTACAGGCACATATAAAACAACAAAGAGAGCCACACCTACCCTTACAGAGCAAGTTGTCTCTGGAGGGTCATCAAGCGGTGTTTCATTTGGGACTTTTAGGAATTTTGAGTTAGGTGGCTTTGGTGTCCAAGGTATTTCTACTAGATCTGGAGAGGTTTACCGTGATACCCTAGTAACAGCAGATGCGGAGCTATAATCATGACTGAAATGCAAATCACATCAGCACAGTACACTGTAGACTTTGATGGCACCAACACCTCAATCAAAGCCACCATAGACGGGCAGGAGTTATTCGTCCCCCTAGACCCAGCCAACCGCCACTACGCAGAGATCATGCGGCAGGTCGAGGCTGGCACACTAACCATTCAGGATGCTGAGTAGTGAACAATCAAGACGGTTGGCACATATCCAAAAGTGTCCCCGCAACTCTCCTCCTCGGACTTATCACACAAGCAGCCGCCATTGTCTGGACAGTCTCCATGATGATGGCCGACATCCAGCAGAACACTGAGAAGCTAATAGCTTTCTCTGAGCGTGTTGGTAAAGTAGAGAGCATGGTACAAAGCCAAGCAGTCAGCATGGCCCGTATTGACGAAAACATCCAACACATTCGCGGTTATGTTGAGACGCTGGCACAACGAGACTAACAAAGAAAGGGGCGGCTATGGACCCTCTAAGCGCCCTCGCAATGGTGAAGGGTGGGATAACTGCTGGAAAGCAGATTTACTCCATGACCAAGGAACTCACAGCCTTCTTTGATGCAGTCGATGGTGCAAACCATAAGCACCAAAAGAAGAAGTCCTCAATCTTTTCTAGTGCCAATGAGGAAGCCCTCAACACCTTCTTAGACAAACAGAAGGCAGCTGATGCCGAAGAGCAATTGCGTGAACTCATCACCAACACCAGAGGCATCAGCGCCTATCGTCAGCTTCAAGCCATTCGAAGAGAGATACGCATGGAGCGCAAAGAGGACCAGAGACTAGCTATACTGAAAGCGCAGGAGATGCAGGAGAATGTCCTGAGTGGCCTCCTGATAGCTGGCTTCCTTTTGCTGTGTCTGGGCTCTGGCGGTGCATACCTTTGGCACCTTGGCTTCATCAAGTTCTAACAAGGAATAACAACATGACAATCGCAATGGAGCGGGTGTTGGCTTGGAAGCTAATGCCCCGTCTAATGATGCTCGTGATGACCCTAATGTATGTGCAGGTTTTGCACTGGTTCATGGGTCTATCCCCAGACGCAATGACATCTCAAGCAACAGCCCTGACAGCAACCGTAACTGGAGCCATGACTGGAGCATTTGCCGTTTGGTTAGGACACGAGAAATGATCAGTATACTTACAAGTGCCGTAGGTTTAGCGACTAGCTACCTTGACGGTAAGGCAAAGATAAAAACAGCAGAAGCTGAGACTAAGATGAAGCTGGCGACTGGTGAAATCAGCTGGGAGCAAGCTGCCATTGAAGCCTCAAACAACAGCTGGAAAGATGAGCTTTGGACTGTGGTCTTTGTGCTTATCCTCGCTGCTAATTTTATACCTAGCCTACAAGACACCATGGCATCAGGATTTGCTAATCTTCAGAACTGTCCCGCGTGGGTTCAAGCTGGAATGTACGCCTCCATAGCAGCTTCCTTCGGCATAAGAACACTTAAAGGATTTAAGCGATGAAAGATAACTTCGAGAGTTCACTCAAGATGATACTTCATCACGAGGGTGGCTATGTGAACCACCCCAGCGACCCCGGAGGCCGCACAAACCTTGGTGTCACTCAAGCTGTCTATGAGAGCTGGTTAGATCGTCCTGTCACTGAGGATGAGATGAAGTCACTGACAGTGGCAGACGTAACTCCCATCTACAAGCGCAACTATTGGGATAGGGTCAAAGGTGACGCACTGCCTTCTGGTGTAGACTTTGCTGTCTTTGATCTTGCAGTCAACGGTGGCACAGGCCGTGGAGCCCGTATGCTTCAGAAGGTTGTGGGTGTCACACAAGATGGCGGCATTGGTCCTCAGACACTAGGAGCTGTAGCGCGTATGGACCCCATCGACATCATTGAGCAATACGCAGCGCAGCGTGAGGCCTTCTATAGACGCCTCAAGACCTTTGCTACCTTTGGCCGAGGGTGGCTGCGGCGTAACGAAGAGACACGCATGGCAGCTATCAAGATGGCTGAGGCATAAGTCAAAAAACACTGATCGACAGAATACTGGCAGGCCAACTCCTGTCAGCTTGAAGAAAGGAAGGTGATCCCATGGTGAATGGAATAGCACTCCCACTAAGCGATCTAATAATAGTTGGATTGTTGTTCGCCATAATGCTCCGTATGAAGTAACGGCGAACTAACTTAGCACTGGTCAGGACCACACTTTAGTCCCGATCAGTGTTTTTTGGAAACAACTCTTGACATAGGTACGAATCGACCCCATGTGACAAGAGTTACTCCGGTAACAACGGCACGGTGGAGTAGGAACTGCTAGACGGAGCCGCCCCCGTGCCACCACTTCACAATAGTTTGTCCCAGTCGATGTTGTTGTCCATGTCATCTATGGCTGGCACACTGTAGTCCCAAGACTTGATGACTGGGTGGTCACACCAGCGCCTCTGTACCCTCTGCAACCACACCCAGTGGATGCCGTACTTGATGGGATACCAAGCAAACCAACTGTGCCATCTGTTCTTGTCTACTCGTATTCTAGGGTAAATCATTACTGTCTCCTATTTTGACGGAGTGAGCACCCTCTGGTGCATCTATGGAAGCTATTAGGTCTACCAGTTGATAGTGGGAGATGATAAGCAATTGGTACTCATTGAACTCTTCAGCGAACTGTCTGATATACACAGTCCCGTCTTCCTCTAAGAACATCTCTACGTCCTCGTGGGCACCGCTCTGGTCAACTGTTACTATCTTGGTGTGATCTTGCTCGAACTCTACAGTGAACATTCTGTTCTCCTGTTATTAGTTGGGCAAAGAGGCCCCGAAGGGCCCCTCTGGTTTACTCGCAGGTACGAAGGCCTGTGGCTGGATCGAAGTAGCAAGCGCCACCCTCTTTCTCATCCACAAAGGCATCTGGTTCTACCACAGTCTCAATAGCTGCATCTTCGCTGGTAGAGGCATTGAGAATACCAAAGCGCTTACCGCTGGCTCTAAACGTGGTGCATCCAGAGGAGCCACCGTCATAGGCTTGCATGTAGACATCCTTGAACTGTTCCCAAGTGACATCATCCCCGACATTACAGGTCTTACTGCAAGCACTATCGACATACTTAGAGGCAAGGTTGAGCACACGCACATGGTCAAACACCGATAGCGCATCTGCTGTCATACCTTTGACGCCAAACTCACGGACACCGTAGTCTTCTACACGCTCTACCCGTGGACCATCGAAGGTCTGGATGGTGCGGTCGTAGTAGTGACTGAAGACTGGTTCGATGCCAGAGGACACATTGTCTGCTGAAAGACTGATTGTGCCTGTTGGTGCCACACTGAGGAGGTGGCTGTTGCGGATGCCATACTCACCAATGTCATTGCGTATGTCACCCGGTAACGTCTCAGCAAAGCCACTGTCTAGGTACTTGTGGCTATACAGAGGGAACGGGCCCTTCTCTTTGGCCAATTCAATGGACGCACGGTAGCACCCGTCACGGATGGTACGCATGATCTCTTCCAGTGTGTCCATGAAGCTAGGGGAGCCATACGGAAAGCCCAGCGCCTCGATAGCATTAGCAACACCAGTAACACCTAGCCCCATGCGGCGCTTGTCCTTGGCTTCCTTTTCCTGTGCTGGCAGCGGGTAGACTGCACGGTCAACCACGTTATCCATGGCACGGACTACATGCGGGATGTCAGCCTTTAGCTTCTCATAGTCGAAGGTTGCTGCATCGCCGCTTTGGATGCCATTCTGCTTGACGTACTTCACGAGGTTAAAGCTACCAAGGAGACATGCGCCATTGGGTGGTAGTGGCTGTTCTCCACATGGGTTGGTGGCTGCAATGGTCTCACAATAGT